AATCTTGATTGATAAGTTTCTTTTATCATTCGTGTCGCTTCAGTAATTACACCATTTTTTAGATGGTTGTCTTCTACATATTGTTCATACGCGTCACACTTAGAGACGATAAACCGAAACTGTTCTTTGCTGTGTACAATTCCTCGAGAACACTCATTTGCAAAAACAAGTATTGTGTTCCGAATATCATCAACTCGACGAGCAGTATCGGTAGCGATATGGTCGTCGAGTTTTTTCTCAAGTGTATCAATCTTTTGATTAACATTATGATTGATACGATCTCCAGCCCACTTTAACAATTTATCCCAAGGATTTATTTTTATAGGGATAATCTGGATAAAGACTGAACCGGCAAAAACAATAGTGATAAAGGCACTTACTAAATCTTTTATTTCAATCAACGCAAATAAATCTCTTAGAGGCACGATAACACCGCCTATCGAACACGAATTGTGTTGCCAGGATAAATCAAGTTAGGTTCACTAATACCATTCACCTCCGCTAACCACTGCCATGTTGTCCCAAATCTAGCAGCAATGGCGGATAGTGTATCGCCTGGCTGAATAGTATAGTATTCGCCACTAGTAGGTGCAGTTCCATCAATGCAAATTTCCTGTCCTGGATAAATCTTATTAGCGTCTGGAATGTTGTTAATTGCCGCAAGGCTTTGGTATGTCGTACCATACATGCTTGCAATACCACTCAATGTATCACCAGGCTTTACGATATATGTTGTACCGCTAGGCTGTACAGATGGTTGTACGTATGTCTGAGGTTGCGGTTGAGGTGCAGGAACCGGATGTCCTGTAGCTCCAGCGTATGCTAACCATGCATTAGCGTCACCGAAGAACAAGCTTAAATCTAACACATCGCCCCATCCAGCAATATTACCAGATGATGTAAATTGATGCATCGCGTAGTCACCAGAATAGTTTGGTTCTACATAATCACCCCAACCACGTAATGCATAGTCAGGATATTCAGCCAACCAAATACCGTAGTCGCCGAGACCTAAACATTGACCGACCGCAGAACGTTGTACATAAATCATAGGGTTAATACCAGTTAGTGCTACAACGTGTGCACAGAAACGAGCAACCCAGTTAGAGTCTCCCCAAGCTGCATTGTCACCTGATTCCCAGTCCAACACTAGGATAGCTTCATGTAAATAACCCTGTACATTATTAATAAAGAATTCAGCTTCTGATTCAGGATTACCACCGGATGCATAATGGTATACACCCAATAACTTTCCAGATGCCTTTGCGGACTGATAATGCTCGTCACAATATGGATTCACATATCCAGTTCCTTCTGTCGCCTTACAAATAACAGCATCACAATCAATGGAACCTGTTACGATTCCCTTCTGATGGGATGCTACGTCTACTACTCTTAACATTCTAAGCCTCCTTCTTTGGACCGTTTAGTCTAGTAAATAAATCATTTACAAAATTAGCCCCACGAGCTGTGATAATACCTGTTAATACAGAACCTAAGAAAGGAACTGCTAAAGGTAAACCGATAATTACAAATAGGTCCGCGCCAGTAGCTACACAAACTAAGATAGATACCCCTAATGATCCAGCTACACTCTTGTCAAAACCTTCAGCAGAATATAAACGCTTTATATTCTCCCAGATACCTTCCACCAAAACTGCGATAATAATTAACTGTGCTAATGCTGCATTATTCATTTTCTTTTTTCCTCTTTCTATCTAAAAAGAGCACGCTATATGCATGCTCTTAATAGCAAATATTTATTTTTCTTTGTAATAATCCCAAGCCGTTCCGAAGCCCGGCTCATTTCCCTTATTGTTATCAATTTTGGAAACGAACACAATTCCACGTGCGATAACTAAATCACCCTTGTTATATGTGTGCTTTTCATCCCACGGCTTGATTTCAACCTTCGGTTTATCTTGGCTGTTCTCACTTGCTTGCAACAACTTGTAATGCTGGCTATCCTTATCAGGTGTATTAGTTTCACTTGATATCACAGCTTCGATAACCTCATACGGAATGCTCTTGTATTTAAAGCGTTCTCCTTTTTTATATGGAAACTTGAAAGCATTCCAGTCATCTAGGAACTTCGACCACTTGATTACGTCTTTGATTTCGGCGTTCTGCAGTCCTAACGCGATAAAGTGCGATACTGCTTCAGCTTCAGCCTTTTGCTTTGCCAAGTCAATCTCTGATTGTGGTGCATCTGTAAGAATAAACGATAGTGTATATCCATCTTTATCCTTTAAAAATGACATGGTGTCTGTGTACATCTTGTGTACAACATTATCATCGAATGAAATGTCATGAATGACACCTGTTTCAAAAGAATCGATTAGCAACTTTAAATTCTCAAAGGCTGGTCTTTTGAAAGTAACAACACTTTTATTGTTATCTTGAATTTCTGTAAATTTTTTCCCATCAATTAGCATTAGTAACCCTCCTAAACTGATTTAACAAAAAGTATATCTACACTTGCACCAATAGGAACATTAGGCCAACCACTAGGATTGTAGACAGTGCAGTATACAATGTTATTCGTAAAGTTATACAACGATACAGTGCTTCTATAGTCAGTGTACGGTTGTAATAGCCCAACTAATTTATATCCGGCTGGAACAGTAATATTAATTCTTACATCCTCTCGATCATTTACAGTTGCGTTGAATGTTGATCTTGCGCCGGAGCCACCAAATCTCTTAACGATAAATGTATCATTACCACCAATTACTAAGCCACTATTTGCATAAACCTTCCCAGGTACTACTAAATTATCTTTTGTTACAATATTCTTAGCTGTTTTAGCAGTAATAGTTGCATTTGTTATAGAAATGTTTGTAGCAGCATAAGAACCTAATTCTAAGTAAAAATGGGTACTACCTAATATATCGTTATTATTTGCACCTGTTGGTGTTGTTTGCGAAGTAACAATACGTATCTTATCAGAATTACCTAAATTAATATCTACATATATTTTAAATTGTGTAGCGTTTCTACCTGCACCCATTGTTGCATTTACATCTTGTTCATCAACCTGAAAATCTCTACCAGCTACAACACCTCTGAATGAAGTGATGTGTAGTTTGTTACCGCTGATTGTTATATTCGGAATAGAAAACAATCCATCATCAAACAGTTTGCTTAAGATGTATGCGTCGTCAGATGCTGTTACGTTTGTTCCTGTTGATCGTATTACTTTACTCATTACTTTTCCCTCCTGATATTTCTAATAATGCTTGTCAGCATTTTTCTTGCATATCCAAATTTAACTGTTTGTACACTATCATTTTGATTTTCATATCCAGTGCAGATAGAAAAATGTGACTTACCATTATTAAATATTTCGTAAAGTTTGCCAATTTCAAATGGCAAAAGTACTTTAGATTTTTTATAAAATCTAATCGACGTTTCCTCATCATATAAATTTTTATATAGAGTTTCTGTTGCAACAGATAGTGCAATATTGTCAAATGTTTCTCCATTCTCTTGCTTATAATCAATCATCTGCATAGCTGTAATAATCGGTTCAGATACACCAATTGAAGATTCTTCAATTGTTCCGGACATTCCATCAGATGTTGGAATAAAGTAGAATTTCTTATGTACAAATTGATTTTGCTCAGATTTAATTTTATCTATACATACGCAGACATTTGCACTCTTCTCACTAGATCCAGAATCAATCGTATAATCTATCAAGTCATTTAATGATAAATCAAAGCGATATGCTTTTGAATTATCGTTCTGAACCCCTATACACTTAATACGTTTGTTTTCCCAATCTATTGATAAATCAATTCTGTACCCTTTATTTCGTAGAAGTGAAACTAATACATCTCTAATATTAGTAATATGTTCTTCACCTAAATGTGCTTGGATTTCATTAAATGCATCGATTCCTTTATTATCAGGGAAATAAAAGCGTGGAGATTTTCCTTCCACGCTTATAATACTTAATCCTTCTCTGATCCAATTAAATAAGTATCGATTTCCTTCATTTAATTTTAAAGTGTATATACTTACGTCTAATAGACTATCTAAAGGTAAGCAATCTAACTCAATAAATGCTTCTTTACTAGAAGATATATCAGAAATTACGCCTTCATATATAAGGCCTGTTTCATTGTTAACACGCACTAGCATTCCTTTTTCAACAATGAAATCAGTCTTTGGGACTTTAATTGAAACCTTTACCATAGAAATATAATCGATAGCAGGAACACAACTAAACGCTTCAGAACGACCAATATATTCAATTGTTGGGGAAAAATATATTAAATTAAACGGCATTGAATTCCCTCCGAATAACAATTGCACTCTTTACCATATCACCAGATTCATTCGTCACTAAAATTCTGCACTCACCTAATGGTAATTTTACAAAATTGTGCATATCAAAATTACAGCTTTGATACACATTTTTCCTCTCTGATGTTTGCCCAATAAGATGTGCAATCTCCGTCTGTCCATCTATTGAATTAACAATTAATTCGTCGTCTGTTGATAGTTTAATATTGCATTGACCATGCAGCACTTCTTTTTCATTGCAAATAATTGTCCACCTTGGATTTAAACAAGGTCCATAGATTGTTAAAATTGTTGGCACATTGTCGGCCGAATCATTATGCACATTAAATGTTCCAATTAAACTTTCTGTATACGCATAATCATAATTAAATCCGTATATTTTTCCACTAGAAATATCGCTTCTTCCATCAATGTATTGATATTCATCATCATACCATTTGGATTTTGAAACTAGCGACATAGCACATTTCAATGCATTATCATTGTGCTCTATTTCCGTTTTTTCTATTTGCACAACATCCGCATCCATCATGTATCTACTTCCATTTGGCAATATATACTCTAATTTGCAAGAGTAGTTATCTTTTGATAATGCATGTACAAAATTTCGAAAATTACTATAAATCTCTTCCCTATTCTTACCTCTTACAACTAGTGTTCCAGAAACAGTCCTTTGAGGAATAATATCTCCAACACGTACATATGCATTTCCTAATTGCTCATATGCATATTCTGTTGATAATCCCAATCCAGAAGGCGATTCAAAAAAGAATGCACGATTTAAACCGTCTGTTAAGTTATATGTTGCCGACGATAAATGAATTTTAAATCTTCTGATTGTCACAATTAGATTGCCCTCCCAAGTTCACGATTGATTTGTCGAATCATTTTATTAACGAGTGCATCTTCGTCCATGCCAGGAGCTGCATATACATTTACAGTAATGTTGCCACCAGTATGTTTTTTAAGCCAGTCCGTACCAACAACAGTTTCTGAACCAGCTTCACCTACACCAATAACTGTTGGTTCTGTGAATGTATATGGCCGATTCATCGCTTTTGCATACCATTCAACGCCAATACTAGGCATTCCATCTTTCAACCAATCCAGTGGATTAATTGAGCCAGTGATATTAAAGTGTGGCAATGGAATGTGCGGCCATTTAAACTCAAAGTTGAATAAACCTTTAATAAAATCAATTGCCCCTGTAAAAATAGAAGTTACACCATCCCATAAATCTGATGCCTTTTTCTTTACACCGTCCCAAATACCACCAAAAAAATCACCAATACCATTCCATGTAGCAACTAGTCCGTCCCATGCATTTACAGCAAAATCGCATACAGCAGACCAAACCTCACCAGCTTTTTCTTTAATCGTATCCCAATTCTTATAAAGTGCGATTCCTATTGCAACAACAGCTGCGACTGCTAAAATAATTCCGCCAATCGTTGCGATCATAGGCAACATAGCAACATTCAACGCTGCTGCAAGTCCCGTCATTGTACTTATAATGCCTAAAACTGGAGAAATCGCCGCAATTAACGCAAGTATAGTCAAAATAAAAGTTTGCGTTCCTCCGTCAAGGTTAGCAAACCATTCAATAATATTCGTTACAAAATCAATCAGTTTTTCTAACTTAGGTAAAAGTTTCTCTGCAAGTGTTGCCCCTATCTTTAAAAATGAGGACTGTGCCTTTGCCTTTAAAGTATCTAATCCATCATTGAACTTATTTGCCGAATCTAAAGCATCCTGTGATAATATCAATCCTGCAGATTGTGCCTCATCTCCCAATTGCTTTAATGCAGCTCCGCCATCATCAATAACTCCTGCCATATCCATTGCAGATTTTCCAAAGAGTTGCATAGATAATGCATCACGTTCCGTTCCATTTTCAATTTTGGATAAAGCATCTATAACATCAAACCAAACATCTGTTGCATTTCTTAGTGTTCCATCTTGGTTTTTTACAGAAACACCCAACTTATCAAATGCATCATTTCCATTAGCCATATTTGATGTAAGTTTCTTGATTGAACCGGACATTGTTTCCATACTAACGTCAATTAGATCACTTGCATATTTCATCTTTTGCAATTCTTCTGTGCTAAACCCTGTCTGCTTCGCAATGGTATTTAAATCATCCGCAGTCATTCCAGCAGATACAGCTAGACCAATCAAACCAGCAGCACCAGCAGCCGCAGCTGCAGACATTCCTCGCGTTTGCTCAGACAGTTTTCCTGTATTAGCAGAAACAGACTGCAACGTAGGTGTTAAAGCATTTCCATATTGCTGGTTCAACTTTTTTAATTCTTCAGTCGTTGAAAAGATTTCTCTTTCTAGCGCCTGCATTTGTTCTCTGTTTTTGCTTGTATCACCTTCAGCTTTCAATTGTGCATACACTTTTTTTGTTTCTTCTAATTTAGTATTTGTCGCACCAATCGATTTCCCTAATAACTCATGTTTTTGCTTTAATAAATTAACATTGTCTGGATTTAATTTAAGTAGTCTATTCACATCCTTCAATTGCTTCTGCGTGTCCGCAATTGTAGAGTTTGCTTGCTTCAGCGATTCTGATAATTTAGTGGTATTTCCACCAATTTCAATTGTTATCCCTCTAATTTTGTCTGCCATACCAACCTCCTAGAATCTATCCACATCACTTTCAGTCGCAAGAGTATTCCATTCACAATCATCATTAATTTTTTCTGCAAGCATGTCATAAATCATTCCTGCATCTAAATCATCCAATTCAGCGAGTGAAAGTCCAAGTTCTTTACAGCGCAACATAAAAACAGCCGTACTAATAGGTCTATCGGTATGGCTTATGCTTTTTTTATTTCAACTGTTGTACCTAAAGACTCCGCCCATAGATCCATTATTTCTGTATAGACCTCTTCGTAAGAGAATACTTCAAACCCATCTAGCCAATCCCACATATCTTCAGGAATTGTTTCATCTGCTTGTTTTGCCATAATATATGCAAATTTTGCAAAAATTTCTAAAACTTCCGATGAAATCTCGTTGCCATTAATATCTTTTAATTTATTTAAGTCTTTAATTAAATCGCAACCAAACTTCTTTCGATATCTAATTGTTGTCGATGCAGTTGCTTTAAAACTAACTTCTTTTCCATCAATAATTAGTGTTTTTTTCATTCTTATTCTCCTTTTATCATATACACACAAAAGCCAAACATTTATACATGATTGGCTTTAATTTGAATATGATTAATCTATTCAGCAACGTTATACTCTTGAACCTTTTCAAACCACTTCTTGTATACTTCATCTTTGGAAACTGCAGAAAACTTAACATGTCC